TTAAGGCGTATAGACTGATTGCCCATATCCTTAAAATCTCCTGTGTAAATCGGGATACTACCTGCAAACTCATCATTAAGAAAAGTTCGGATAGTATCCAAAATCTTTGTTTCCCATATGTTGACAAATGTAACTGCCATTATCTACGAGTCATATTTATAGAGTAAGGCATCCCTGAGTCATCAAGTGATTCATTTTTGCCGTGAAACTCTATTTCCCATTTATCATTTAGGGTAGCTGTGTCTGCTGTGTCACCTGCAAACCTTAACTGTACACCACTAACAAGTGTTTGATACTGCCCATTAATTGTATCTATATAGTCAGCATCCTCTCCATTGTTCATTCTTTCAGCACCGAGGTTGTCTCCATCTTTCAACCATACTGAATACTTGGCAGTTCCTAATGCTCCACCTGTTGTAATCTTCACGCCTACTCTATCATAAATATCGTAGTATTCACCTCTAGTATCTACAATTCTAAGACTACCACTTACAGACACTTCTCTAATTACACCTTTACCTGCATCTCCTGTAATCTGCCAAGACAACTTAGTAGTGCCTTGATTTAATGATAGTATGTTTGCATCAGCTTCCTGAAATAGAGCATCTGCTATTTCTGATGTAGGTTGATGTGACCTAATCAAAAATGAACAAGCAATCAACGCTGTTGTTCTTACTAATATGTAATCGTAGTTACCATCTTTGTCTTTGAATTGTTTTCGGGGTAGTCTGCCATCTAACCTAGAATCAAGGTATTTTTCGGCATTAGATATATAGCGAGTAACTAAAGATGACCAATCATCTCCAGACTCCAAAAGGTAGTCATTGGGATTAACGACATTGTCCTCATAAAGTAAAACTGAATCATTGCCGTCACTGTAAAGCCACTGCTTTGCCTCAGACCACTCTACCCCGATATATACATCTGTTGCTGTATTATGAGTTGCTGTTGTTGTGCCTAAAAAACCTCTCTTAACAGTAAGTGTGTTAGAGCCTATATTAATAACCAGCATCTTTTCATCATCAATTTTTATAATGTCACCATACCCAAATACGCTTCCATCTGTAACATTTATTGCTGTTTCTATATTGTCAACTGCCTCATTTGTATTGGCAGATGAATCTGAGTAATTTTCTACTTTATTGTATGGAGTTAAGTCTTCTCCATTCTGATATAGAATAGTCACCAAGCCTGTGTTAAAGGCTTCAAATAGTTTAAATCCTGCGTGTGAAAACAATTCAACCCATCCGTAAAGAGGGGTTTTGCTATCGTATTCATCTATAGCAGGATATATATCTTTTAAGTCTCTGTGTGTGCAGTATGCCATTGTGTTCCTAACTTACATTCCAAATATTTTTAATACAATACAAAATTTAATCTTTTATCTCTATATGCACGAGGTCATCAAAGTTATTATCTTTCACTTCGCCATCAGAGTCCCAATCTCCACCCCAACGTACATTGACATTGAGTTGCTTGGCAATACCTCTAATCATTCCACCCATATAATGAAACCTGTCTCTATCATCCCAATCTATAGGATATGGGCATATATCAACAGCTTTTCCTTCCATATGCTTTGAGTATTTAACTTTGGTTGCACCTTGTGCTAAAAGTTCTTCCTGACGTTCAGCAGAGCGAAGCCCTTCTATAACAGTCACATCCATAATCTTAATTAATTCATTTAAAACATTTACTAATCTTGCATCTACCCCTTTGAGTCTTTTGCGACTCCGCTTGCCGAACTTATACATTACTTCCTCTTCTTGCCTTTCATTAACTTACGTTTTTTCTTTGGCTTAGCTTTTCCGAATCCGTATCCTTTACCTTTTGGCATTATGCCCTCCTTACTTTTCTTGCAATTTTCTTTGTGTACTTAGCTCGTTGCTTACCCTTTGCATTGGTATAGTTACCAGCCTGATTAACTCTTGATTTTCTCCTCTTTTTAGGCATCTTACCACTTCACTTTATTAGCCCACCAAGCTGGACTCATCTTCCCCCTAGCAATATTCTTACGATGTCTTGCCTTGAATGATTTACGCTTTGCTTTCATTCTAGCAGATTCACCTCTTTTGGGTTTACCTGCTGTTTTAGCACCCTGTTGCCCAAATCTAATTAACTTTACTTTACTGCCTTCTTTAGCAAGAACAACGTGAGATTTTTTAGGATGCCTCGGTGTTCTCTTAGGCTTATTGTAACCACTTAAACCATATCTAGCTAATCTTGGGTCACGTTTTCTAGGCATTATACACCAATCTTCTTGAGAAGAACGCCTTTAATTACTTTCCAAAGTGCTTCAAGTATAGCTTTTTCTGTTTTCTCAGAGATAATAGGAATATCAACTGCTTTGTTGATTTCATCAATAATCTCATCACCTGTTTTGTCAGACAATAGTTCGTCTGCTATCATTTTCATTAACATTATACTAACCTCATTACTGTATTTATGATTACTGGAAAAGTAACAAGTGCTACACCACCCCACACTTGAAGTTTGGCAATATCTTTTTCATTACTTGCAACTCTTCCATTTAATTTATCTAAATGTTTTTCTATTCTGCCTAAAGAAGAATAAATGTTTTTTAGTCGTTCATCGTGTTTTACCAATACCTGATATATATCCTTATTTTCCATCTTCCTGTCCTGTTATACTATGAAACTTTCCACCATTTTTAGGCAGTTGTTTTTTAATTACCATTGTTTTCAGTGCTTCGTTAGGTACTGCCATTTTAATATTCCATCTACCATCACTATCTTTCATATAAAACACTGTTTTTCTTATCCCCATCCTAACAATTCTAGCAGGTCGCTCTTCAGCCCCCAAATAGACAACATCATCACTGTTAAAGTCATTCCCAATGAACACCATAAGACCTTCGTACACGTTAAGTATGAGTCCCTTAAAGATAGATATGCCCAAATATGCAAAGGCAAGCCAGACAGCTTTTCCAAATAATTCCTCTGCAATAACCTGAAATTCATTATGATTCATTTCCGCTTTTTCTTACCCCAACTAAAAGGATTTAAGTTTAATTCTTTTTCATAGAATGAAATTCTATTTTCCAGTTCCTCTCTACGCCTTTCTTCTTCCACGCTATGTTTATCAAGAAGACTCCTAATCGTGCTATCTGCTTCGACCAACTCTGACTCAAGTTTACCCAATCTTGACTCAATACGATAGTACCCATAAACAATAGCACCCACAAGAACAAATAACTGTACCATCCACTTGATGTTAAGGCTAACCACCATATTGTCGTCAACCAAAGCACCACGATAACTCCTTGCAGTTTTGACATCACTCATTCGCTATGTCTTCAAACTGGTGATGTCTCCAACACCAGTTAGAGTTTGTATAGACTGTTCCGTGATAATAATGAACAACTGAATCAGTCCCCATTATTTCTATAAAAACTGTATTCGACACAGTATCCTGCGGTGTGATTTGGTAGCCTCCTACGCTCCACCCTGTTCCGCATCCTGTTATCGTTATAAACAACAGGAATATCATAACTCGTATTAACAACTTCAAAATCTCCATTACTTAACTTTTTTACGTTATTCTTCATCTATCAACTACTTTATTATTGATTAGCTTGTGTTTAACAATGTCGATACGCCCGTGACCACTTTCGTGCAACTCAGTACACTTATTTACATAAGCAGTCTCTATGGTTTCAAACGAGTTTGATTTTTGTACAATCTCTCCAGAAACTACCAGAAAATACTCATACGAAGATGGGTATGTAAGTGACTGTCTTGTACCATCACTTAACTCAATAATTTTAGTCATACCCTTCTTGGTATTCTTGTGAATTACAACATCGTGGTCAAAGGCACATCGTCTTACAATCATTACTCTGATTCTACCTCTTCAGCATTTAATGATTTTCTTAGCATTTCAACAAATGCCTGTTTACCAATTTCTAATTGGTCTTGCATAAACTTGTTAGTATTTAACTTGTTTTGCAAGTCATTTATATGATTTAGCATTGTTTTTTGCTCATCTGTAAGTGACTCGATGTCGTATTCCTTATCATCGAAGTTAAGTACAGGCTTTTCTTTTTTGTCTTTAGCCATTATTGACTCCTTGTTTAGTTAACAATTACAATCTTTACATTTACAACATTTACACATTTTATTCTCCAGATTCTTCTTCTGGTTCAGCGATACTATCTGCATAAGCAGACTTTAATTCATCTGTCCATAATGCACCAGCTAATGCTTGTAGTTCAGCAGATTCACCACTTACATCAGCATCTGGTGTTAATACTCTTCTATGATATTTGTAAGATATTTCCTCACCATCTTCCATTATTGAAGTCTTGGTGCGTACTTGTATAAACTTGTACTCACCTCTTACTTCATAATCATCTTTTTCTACTTTTGTTAAAGCCATTGTTTACTCCTTGTTAGTTCCAGTATAGTATCCA